GGCTGGCGATTTCCATGCCGATCTGCCCGAACACCGCCTGAGTGGCGGCCAGGCTGTCGTTATAGGCGTCAGCCTTGTCGGCAAACTCCGTGCTCATCGTGGCCGCCAGGCCCTCGATGGCTTGGCGCCCGCCGTTGAGCATTGGGATGATGTCGGCGCCAGATTTGCCGAGCAGGTCAATCGCGAGCTGGGCTTTCCTGGCCCCATCGGGCATCTGCTGGAACTTGTCAGCGACCTCCAGCATCACCTGGTCGGTGCTCTTGAGTTTGCCCGTGGCATCAACTGCGCTGATGCCTAAATACCTCAGAGCATCGGCTGCGGGGCCCTTGCCCGTTTCCGCCGCCTCAACCATGTTGCGCCCCAGCTTCACCAGACCCTTGCCGACGGACTCCACGTCAGTGCCGGCCATCTGCGCTGCCTGCTGGAACCGGCTCAGGTTCTCAACGCTCACGCCTGTCTTCTGCGACAGGTCGCGCATGTTGTCGGCGGCATCGATTGCGCCTTTGGCGAAGGCCACCACACCAGCAGCGGACAGGCCGGCACCCAGGGCCAGCACGCCACCGGTGACGCTGCCGAGGATCTTGCCCATGCCGCCCAGCGCGCTGTTCGCCTGCTCGCCGGCTTTCTGGATCCCCTTGATTCCAGCGCTCAGCCCAGCTAGGCCCGACGCATCGCCCTTGGCGCTGATCTTCAGGATCGCGTCAAGGTTGGCCATCAGCTGTAGAGCTCCATCAGGTAGGCGCCTTCCATGGTCTGAATGTCCTCAAGCAGCGCCAGCGGCTGGGTCACTGAGCACAGGCTAAAGAGCCATTGAGCAGCGCCATAGTCCAGCCCGATCGGACCACGCGGGCCGGTGCGCCACTGGGTTTGGAGCCGACAGAACATCGTCACCGCCTCCCAGTTCTCGGGCCACACCAGGAACGCAGTGGGACCGATCTCCTGCTCTGGCAGCTCGATGCCCCAGTCCGCTGCCGCAGCTGCCAGTTCGTCACCGCTGCCCCCGCTCAGGAGATGCCTTGCGGCATCCGCGAGGTTTTTTTTCGACCGCCGATGATCGAATCATTCCAAGCCTCGACGATCGCGGCAGCAAACGACGCCCGGGCGATCAGCTCCTGCTTCAGGCCTTCGCTGAACTCCACCGGCTGGCCGTTGCTGGTGATGCCGCTCCAGCCGGTCAGGATCTCATCGGCCAGCTGCATGTCGTCAATCATCCCGTCCACCGGCTCACCGGCCGTGCTGGCGATCATCCGCTGCCGGATGGCCTCGTTGATCTCATCAATCCGCGGCTGGCTCAGGCGCCGGAAGCGGCCGGTGAAGGTCTCGCTTTTGTTGGCGCGGTTGGATGGCTCGCCGAGCGTGACGGTCCATTCGTAGCTGTCGCCCTTGTCGATCTCGAACGCCATGGGTAGGTGCAGTGGTGTGGTTCAGAGTCGCCAGCCTGAGCTGCTGGGCTCAGGTGAAGGCCAGGCTCAGCTCGTCGCTGCTGCCGGCGGTGTGGAGTGCCACGAACGGGATCTCCAGGCCAGCAATGCCGCGAATGTCGGCGACCTGGGGCGGGCCGAAGTTCACGGTCGGCAGGCTCACCGCCAGGCGGTTTCCGGCGACGGTGCCGTGGGTGAAGCTGATCCCGCCGGTGGTGCCGGCGATGGCCTGGGCAAAGAAATCTTTGGTCGCCAGCAGATCTGGCCGCTCGATGGTGATGGTGCCCTCCACCATGCGGTCGGTGATGCGCACTTGCTTGGTGCAGCCGGCGTGGTCGAAGAACTCGACCTGGTTGCCCAGCGACAGGTTGAACGCCGACACACAAGCCGACAGGCCAGCCACCGTCACCGTGGCGGTGTTGGTGGAATCGAACGCCACCGGGGCGGCCTGGTTGGTGTAGGTCGGGCTGGGGAAGGCCACATCCGTGGGGGCCTGGTAGATGCCCTGCATGGTGAAGCTGAACCTTGGGATCTGGCCAGCCTCGAAGCTCAGATCAAACGTGCCCCGGGCGCCCAGCCCCTGGTGTTTATTCCCGTCCCAGTTGTGGAACAGCTCGCAGCTGTCGGGGGTGCTGCTGATGGGCGCATAGGTGACGCTGGTGCTGCTCACCACGGTGGCGTTGAAGCCGCAGGCCAGCAGGAGCGGGTCGTACTTCGGCGCGGTGCCAGCGGCGCCGGAGCCTGCGGCCTCCACATCGAACTGAAGCCCCATCTTGCGCATGGCGATGATGCGCGAGCGCACCCGGCCAAAGCTGCTGTCGATGATCTCGCGCTCCAGCAGATCGCCGTCCAGCGGGGTCAGCTGGGGATTCAGCACCAGCAGGGCGTCAGTCCCGGCTGCGCTTGCCGACGTGCCGTACGTCGTCTCCTTCTTCACCATCAGGATCTGGCGCCGGGTCGTTGCCATCGGTCGTTACCTCGGGGGATTCAGCGGGGGATTGGTTGACCCATTCCGCATCCACCAGCAGGAAGGTGCCGGCAGTGGTGGGCCTGGGCGGGAGCGGCTTGGTGGCCATCAGGTTGTGAGGTCCGAAAGGGAACTCCTGTACCGCACAGCGTAGGAACAGCTCAGGATGCCGATCTCGCCTGAATCGGCCTTCCATTCCCGGCCTTGCGGGTAGACGTGGATCACGCCCAGCCCGCTGAACGTCGCGGCCATCAGGCGGGCATGGGCATCGACGCGGATTGGGTCGGCCAGGGTGCTCAGGGGTGAGCCGCTGATCAACACGTCGATGGCTACCACCAGGTCGGTGTTCACCGGGCCAACGTCGGGCACCTCGTCGCTTTCGCTCAGCGGTTCGATCACGATGCACGGCATCTCGTTGCGGGCCACCGCTTCCCAGCGGTCCCGGAACACCTGGCCGCTGATGCCAGCAGTGGGGGTTAGCGCCGCCTCGATCGCCGCCAGGATCCGCTCGGACTTGCTCAGCGTCACAGCTTCGGCTCCTCAGGGATGGCATCGGATCGCCGCCGCCGGCCCAGGCCCAGCATCCGCCCAGCGGCTGGGATGGCGCCTTGCAGCGGGGAAGGGATCAACACGCCAAGCGCCACATTCCAGCGGGCGTCACAGGCCGCCCAGGGGTTGGGGGCTCTGACCTCGCAGACCCCGATGTAGCCCACCAGCAAGGCAAAAGCGGCCCAGTTCATAGCTTCCCCTTGCGAAGGCGATCCTCGTGGTCGTCGAGGGTGTTGCGGTGATGGGCCAGGATTTCAAGGATCTTGCCCTCAAAGGTGCCCAGGCCCTTTGAGATTGACCACAGGGCCTTGACGCCGGAGGCGGCAAGAGTTGCCGCAGCCAACCCCACGCCCGATAGGGCAATCAGTTCAGCGACTCCCACGGGCATAGGCGTGGCGGATGAACTCAGCCTAGGAAGGCTGGGTCATCAGAAGGCAGCGGCGATGGCGGCGATCAAGGCGGAGACGCGGGTGTCAAGGAGGCCGAGATCCAAGGATTCGCCAATGGAGTAAAAAGAGATCCGTGCATTAGAAATGCTAGTTGTAGTTTCGTTAGAGCTATTGTTGGCGAATACAAAAGTATTGGCCACATTGCCAGGGTTGGCCGATACTTGCGTAATTGAGCTAGAGGCGCCATTATACCTCGCCGTATAGTCAGTTGAAGATGCTCGACTTGCGCCAATAAGGCCCGTAGCGGTTGCGCTGCTGCTAATTACGTTGGCGGTTATGTTTCTTTGGCGAATAGCTATTTGATTTTCGGAATTGTATTGAACAATGTGCGTCAAATCTCCGCCAATGTAGATCGGGTAACCTTGCGTAGTTGATTGCTGGCTAACAAAAACACTTAAGTGCTGATTATTTTGCGGATCAGCATTAACTTTGCGTCCAGAGTTTAGAAACTTAGTGGTCCCATTCCCCAGCAAGCCCGTTTTTCTGTTGTAATCAGTGCTTGCAAATGGCCCGTTATTTGTCGGCGCAGGCCCCACAAGCGGCACCAGTGCCCCGGTCAGTGTGCGGGCACCGGCCAGGATGCAAGATGCCTTGATGGCACTCCAGATGCCGTCTGCCTTGCAGCCGACCACGAACGCATTGATAGCGTCCTTCACCGCTGTCTCCAGGCTCTGCCCATCGGCCGCCTCGACCGCCGTGATGTAGGCCTGCGCGTCGGCGTCGTAGCCGCCAGCCGCCACCGCAAACCTCCCCGAATCAATCCAGATGACGCTCATGCCTGCTTCTCCCAGGCCAGCGATTCGCGCTCGGGCGTGGTGGGGTCGTCCGCCAGGAATTGACCGCTCTCGTCGCGAGCCTGCACGACGACCCACAGATCCCCGGCAGCATCGACCCACTCCTGCCCCAGTGCCGTCGCAGCCGGGCGGGCAGCGCCGCCCAAGGCCGCTACAAATACCTCGGGTAGGTGTAACGCCAAGGCCAGGCCGCGCACCTCCTGAAGCAGCTCGGGCGACACCAGCCCCTGGCGGCGCAGGGCCACCCAGGCGCCTCGGAAGTCGTCAACATCGCCACCGCCCGCAGCGGCCAGCAAGGTGGCAGGCAGGCTCAGGCCAGCCGCCGGGGCCTGGCTCAGGCTGCCGCCCAGCAGGGCATTGATGGCAGGGTGGGCCAGCAGCGTGCGCTTGAACGTGCGCCATTCCGGCAAAGGGGCCACAGGCGGCAGCGGCTCCACCGCCCAGCCCCAGCGCCACTTGGCGGCGTCACGGTCGATGGTGCGGGTTTCGCTGATGCTGTGTGTTGCCGGGTCGTATTGCGGCGCTGGCTCGCGCACGATGCGAAGCACCTCGTAGCGGGCATCGAGGCCCTCGACAGGTTCTTCGTCGCGGCGGGGGTAGTCCCGGATCAGGCCGGTTTCCGTGTCGAGCAGGACGAGGTTTTTCATGTTCAAACCCTCCGCACGAAAAGGCTGACCTTGAGGCCAGCCCCGGCCACCGTGCTGCCGATCTGGTCAATGTCGATTGAAACCTCGGCGTCGTCGGCAAGATTGGAATCCGTGATCGTTGCGGCGCTGGCGGCGGTGGTGCTGCTGGTTTCGGTGGCGTCAATCGACAGCTTCGTACCGAGCACCGATGTTCCAGCTTCGTTCACATCCACGATCAGCGTGCTGCCGGTCGGGGCGGTGTTCACATTCGCCCGCACCGCCAGCAGGGTGGCTGCAAATGGCAGCCTGAACCGCACCTTGTTGGTGCCGGTGGTGAGCGCTGTGCTCTCGTCGCCAACCGGAATCACGATTACATCGGCGTCCCGTTGGTGCGCGTGATCAGCCCGGGCGGCGTCGGTGCTGCTTCCGGCCGCTGCGGTGGCCGCCAGGGCTGCCGGGGCGGCGCTGCTGACGGCCAGGCTGCTGGTGCCAGCGCCAATGGCCGTGCGGGCTGCTGCAGCATCGACAGCGGTCAGGAGTGCGCGGCCCGTTGCCGTGCTGTCGCTGATCGTGCTGGCGGCTTGGCTGTGGCTGGCAGCGGCGAAGTCGCCGGTGGCAGCCGTGGCCGCCGATCCCAACCCCAGGGTGGTCCGCGCAGCAGCAGCGTTGGCGGCGGTGGCCAGGGCCTGGCCGGTTGCCGATGCCGTTGCCGCCCACCAGGCCGCAGCAGCCTGGAACACCCTCTGCGCCGTGAAGGCCCTGCGGGTCGTGGCGCTGCCGGCCTCTGCCTCCGCCTGGCTGATCGTGGTGGCAGACCACTCGCGGCTGTCGCTCAGCCTCGCGTCGCTGGTCTGGACGTAGTTGGTAAGTCCCGCAGGCTGCACCGCTGTGCCGGCCAGCGCCGCCGCTGCATCCCAGCTCGCCTGGCTTGCGGTCGTCGGCAGGCTGTAACCGACGGCGAAGGTGAGCGCCAGGGTGCCGGTGGTCGTGACCGGTGAATCGGCGACAGCGAAGCCAGTGGGAGCGCTGAGGCCAACGCTGGTCACGGTGCCGGAGCCGCTGGCCGTGACGGTCAGGACGCCATTGACGATCGACAGGCCGCTCAGGGTGAGCACCACCGGCGCCCCGGTGCCGCTCTCGCGGCCCAGCACGCCCGCCGTCATGGTCAGGCCGCTGCTGCCGATCGCGCCGGTGGCGGCCTTGCCGTCCAGGGCCGTCTGCGTGGCCGTGCTGACGGGCTTGTTGAGGTCGCTGGTGTTGTCGGCGTTGCCGAGGCCCACCGTGGCCTTGGTGGCCAGGGCAGCGATGGCGCTGGCCGCGGCATCCACCGTCGAGCCGCTCTGGTCCATCGGCACCCGCTCGGTCCCGCTGAGCGCCGAAGCGTTGGGCAGCCCTGTGATCGTGACGTCGGCCATGGGCTCAGGCTAGGAAGCAAGAGTGACGAGATACCGGCCATCGAGCGTCACCAGGCGCAGGCCGCTCAGGGTGGTGATGTTGTTGGCCACCGCCGCCGACTTCACCAACGGCACCCGGCAGAACGTGCCGTCGTCGAAGCGCTGCGGCTGGGTTTCGACCTTGTAGCTGGCCCCATCCACCGTGATGGCGTCGCCGTAGCCCAGGCTGCCGAAGGTGGCCGTCGGGACGGTCAACAAATAATCAATGATCGTGATCTCGCCGCCGAGGATCAGTTCGCTGTTTTGATCGAGGATCCCCACGCCAGAAACGGCCCCGGCGACCACAGGGACGCCGAAGCCGTTGAGGTCGAGGAATACAGAGAGATCCTCGGTGAAGGCCATCTCAGCTGTACTTCTTCAGGCCGTAGCCAAAGCAGGTGACGTTGCTGGAAGCGGTGCCCGTCTCAGCGGTGCAGCTCAAACGGATGTAACGCTTGAGGTCATTGCTGTTCAGGGTGATCACCTGCTTTGATGCAGCGTTGGCAATCGCGGTGAAGCTGCCGCCGG